CTCATAAGACTAGCCATTAGGACCAGTACCTCATACGCATGTAATCAGGAAATTGCCTTGATGCTGGACCTGTTGCCATTGCTCTAGGCTGCTGTGGATAACGAGGCGCAAAAACATTAGCAAGACCAGCCATAAACCTCTTGTTTTGCATGTCCTTTAGTTTTCTTTTCCAGTCATACTCTTCCATAGCTTCGCCATAACCTTCCTGGTCAAACTCCTGCTGTACGTCATACGATAAGCTAGGATCAAACGAACCATAGTCTTCGCGCCTTGGGACACCACCACCCCCTTGAAGTTGAAGCCATTTCTGATACTCCTCTTCTCTGGGATCTTTACCCCCCATCAATAAGTTTAATAGATTCATAGTTACCCCCTACATCATCCCACCAGCTAATGTTGCCAACATACCTAATGCTGGGCTTGGCCCACCTGGACCAAGAGCTTGAGTTGTACCACCATACTCCCCAGATATACCAGCAAGATAGTTCTGTAATGCCGTATTTGGAAGCTGGGCCTGATATTCGTATCTTTGCATATCTCGATCTATTGCAGCCTGATTCATTGCCCTTTGCTGTGCACCCACACCACCAACAGCATCAGACATAGATAATGGAGCCTGTAGAGTAGAAGGATACTGACCTAAAGCGCCTCTTGTAGCGTCAGCTCCCTGCATTCCATAACCCATCCGTTGCTGTTGTGCGCCTAATCCCATCTGTGCTGCTGGCATTCTCATAGCTTGTGCTTGGTTATAAGCATCAAACTGAGCCTTGGCTATATTGTCTGTCATCTGTTGGTTAGCAGCAGCTATAGCATTAGCCTGTACTATATCACCTCTAGTACCACCACCTGCCTGTGATTGAGTTATTGCGCTACGTATTCCTGGTAATACATTCCCAGTTAGTTGGCTCATAGCCTGTCTTCCATAGACGTCTGCAACATCTCTAAACGGACCTGTATCTGTATCTACTGTGCCACTTAAAAGATCACCATACTGTGCTGCTGTATAAGGTGTAAACGTACTATACTGATCCTGAGTAAGAGGTTGTGCAGCAGTTGCTCCATGTGTCATAGCTCTCCTTCCAGCAAGTAGCATATCACCCATACCCTGTTGTGCATCACCCATGAATTGTTCAGTTTGTGGATTCCTAGCATAATCCAAAGCCATCTGTTGCGCTTCAGTTTCAGCACCAGTGAATCCTGCAAGGGTAGGTAAACTTGTGTCTGTCTTCCACTTACCAGAAGCATCCAAATATGTTCCATAGTATGCCGGGGCCATCTGTCCACCAGAGTAGGCTTCTTCAGCCCGCTTAAAACCCTCGGTTAGGTAAGGTTTCTGTTCTTCCCACGGCTCACTTCGTGTCGTCTGTACTTTTGATCCACCTGCCATAATATTCTCCTATTTACCTACCCAGCTATTAGGCACAAGTTGCACACCTAGTAATATTGTCTGCAAATCCTTTCCTTCTTTATCCTTAAATATCGCACCACCAGTCTCAGGCATAGAGGGGAAGTAAGGATACTTATTAATGTCAGTCTCATAAGATCTCACACCACCCTGAGTATAACCTGTATCCTTATCCCATTGGTAACGAGGATACACATAAGAATACCCTTCCACATCAGGCATCGGTAGTCCTGACGATCCTGTTGCGGTAGCTGCTGGTCCTAAGTCTATTGTATCTCCACGAACTACTGCTGGATTTACACCACTTCTTGGTCCTAAATACCGACCTTCATCCTTACCAAAAGTCAACCAGTGCTGCTTTCCCCAATCAGAGATATTAGAAATGGTATTACTAGGATCTTTAAAGGCTGCCATCAAAGAGGTATTCACAGGCTCTCCTAGAGCTGCGCCACCCCGTCTAACGTAGTTTCCATACCTGTCACCCCCTGTAAATGTAGGTGCGCTATACGTTGGCATGGGTGCAGCAAGTGGAGAACCACCTAGAAGTCCTGCGGTAGTCTTGCCACTCCATACACTGGGAATGTTCCCCCCTACTGGTGCTAACAAACCTTTAGTTAAAGCCATTATTGCATCCTCGGTTTTAAATCTTTTGTAATTATATCGTAAGAATGTTGCCAGTCTTTTAATTTTCTAGTCATGCCCTTTCTTGTCCATGCTTCTAGCGCAGAACATTGCTGGCTAAGAGCATACCCTTCTACTGATGGTAGGAAGTCATACCACAGATTCATATCCTTACCAGCAAGGGTAATAACCCTAAGTATCTTTTTTCTTGGATAGGTAATAATCTCTGTTATCATAGCAGCTATTACCTTATCATTCTTCATGGCTACCCAAAGTCTTAGATCATCATTATCTAAATGCTCTACGAGATCTTCGGTAAGAAGCTCACCTTCTGAATGTTTTAAAGCCACATCCATTAAAGGAGCAACCTCATCCCATACATATTCTATGTCATCTTGAGCAACAAGTACAACCTTACAGTCGCCCATGACAACACCCTTTGATTTTGTTTCCGTTACAAGTTTACCCATGCTGTCCCATTGTAAAAGTAAATTCCCTCACCAGATCCTGGATTCCAATCAGTACCATCTGCGTACCTGATGTCACCAGTTCTGGGTTTGGAAGGTTCTATATGTGTCCTATCTATTCTAACCAAAGACTGGTTTAATATTATATCTCCCAATCTTTTCAGCTCACTAACAACATAACCACCAAGATCCTCAACATTTTCTGGTAATGGTCCTGGCTCGTACCGAACTACACTTGTTTCTACACGATCAACATAGGTAGCCATTGCTAATCAATCCCACCTCTAGAACCCCGCTTACCAGCACCCTTCACTTCAATCGTGTAACCATCCAACTCCCATTCCATATCTGTAGTAGACTCAAACTTTACTGCATATAGTTTTCCAGTTCCTCGTACAGATACTTTAGATTGTGTATCAGGATCAAACTCAACTGGATCTCCCCATGTTACACCACCCTGGGTACTCATTTGAGTTCCTAAGTAAACATTAACAGTATTTGTACTACTGGTTGACATCTTGGGCCAAATAGAAGAAATATGTTTTACTGAAGTTTGGTCAGGTCTTCCTTGCTCATCCAGTGATAATCCTGTCCTCTCAATATAGGAAGACATATTTGTAGTATCTTCCTGGTTTCCAGACCTATCCCTATATAACTTTGTATTAGATGGGTCAGCAAAGAGAAGAACCTTATCCTGAAGATCATAACTCATTGTCCACGGACCATCAATAGTGTTCCAATACGTGGTAGTGTCAGCCCATGTAGTCGCTGTGGTGGGGTTTCCTACGTTACCGTAACCCATATGCGCCACATCAGGAAGATCTCTTATACAGAACGTATTTGTTATATAGTTCCACACTATAGCTTTATTAGGTTCATTTGTAGGTGCGCCGTCAGCAGTGAAGCAAAAGAGTATCTCAGTCCTACCATAATCAGCAGCAACAAAACACTCACTTACTCTGGCACCATCAAGCGTAGTAAACACGTATTCCTTTAGTTTCTGGGGGAGTATGGGTTTAAGTCTCTGACCATCATTGATGTAGAAGTTACCCTTACCAAAGATAGCATGACCACCATCGAACTCTGCCACACAGTTCTTAGCTATTGCTCCAATAGTAGGAGATAGCTGCCTGAAGGAGAAGATAAAGGGAGTGCCAACAAAACTCATAGAGTAGGTAGCATCTTCCTTATATATCATAAAGGTGTCCCTTAACTGAAGACCATCCTGAATATCACCTTTCGTATCTGCCAATTCATACTCGCCCGCATCAACGGTACTCGTCGTTTCATTCCATGAGGATGGAACATCCTGTATCCCAGCTTCCGTACTCCACTTTACAACTCTAGGGTAAGATACACCACCCCTATTTATATTTAGAGCAACCAAGAAAGATCGAAATGCTCGCATAGACTTGCAATAAACATTAACGAATGCTGGTGCATTATCTAAATGGGTTGCTGCTGTAGTCCCATTCTCTCCTCGGCCTATACCAGTAAACTTTGTATCAGTCTTACCTGTGTAGGATATATCTTCAGTGCCGACTGTAAATGTTCCTGATGTTGGAAAGTCTGCTGTAGAGTCTACAACGATCTCATCTGGGCTAGGAACCCCCGTTCCCGTTATTGCACCATCTAATAAAGTAAGGCTAGGCCAATAAGATAGATCCTGCATAAGGGTGCTAGATAACGGTACACCATTTGTCAAAGCCCAATACTGCGGTTTATCAAAATTGTTAGTCAGAACAAGAACACCACCGATAATGGTAGATGTCCAGTTTTCTGCTGCTGTAGATGAATAAGCCCCACTTGAGCGTGTAATATTGTACCATTTGGTAGCTCTAGTAACTGTCGCATCATCAGCATGATCGTCAGGACTAGTGCTGTCTGCGCCTCTACTACAGGTTGTAAAAGTAGTAGCAGTCTTTCCTGTGTACGATATATTCTCAGAACCTATCGTAATAGTACCAACAGACTCAAACCCATCAGTGCTGTCTACAGTTACAGTTGTAATGCTGTCATTTATACCACCATTAAGGAGCGTGCTAGAGCTAGTATTATCATAGGCATATATAGCAGTAAGACCACAAGCTACCCAGAACTCTGGCTCCCCCAAAGTAAGCTGCATAAGATGGTAAGGTGCAACAGGACAGGTCTTCATAACCTCTGAATAACCAGGGGTTTTCTTTATGGAGCCTTCTTCTGTCTTTATATTATTACCGTCACTCCAGACATTAGGGGGTAACTGCCAAGGAGAGGTTTCCTTAACTATGCCAACTTCACCTACTTTATCTATAGGTATAAATGCCATTATTCATATCTAACATGGTATGGATCGGCTTCTGCATCTGGTGCAACAGGCCAATCCCAGTATGTTTTGTCTACTGTTCTGTTATGATTTTCAGTTTCTGGGCCGATTGTTTCCACACCCTCCGCATCGTAAGTTGATTTATATCTTACCTCTACAACAGGATGGTTCTGAAAGTTCTTAACAGCCTGTAAGCTGGCAAAGGATTCAACCCCAGACTCAAGGCTATTACCATGCGTCCTTACTTCATTTCTGTAGGTCTTCCATGCGTCTGTCATTGCAGTTCCACCATCAGCCTCTCTGATAACTCTCCAATCAGAGGAAGATAAAAGGCTACCCACATTCTGTTTGATCTTGCTTACCAGTTGAGTCTTTAATCCTTCTACATCCTTCTCTGTAGTGGCGTAGCTTATTACTGTCTCACCATCTACCAGAGTAAGTGTCTCCGCACCAGTATTATGGTAGCGTTGATCC